CGCAGTCTGGATACTGCAACACGCCCCCGAATACTTGGAACCGACAAGAAGAGGCACAGCATAAGTGGCCCTAGAGACCTTTCAGTTCCTTGACAGCCTCGTGCCGGACAATCCTGTCGTGAGCGATGGCCTTGTCAACGGCGACGACCATATCCGGGGCATCAAGTTTGCCCTGAAGCAGTCCTTCCCGAACATCACGGGAGAAGTGACTGCAACGCAGACCGACCTCAACACCGTCAACACGGGCGTTGTAAAGCTTCAGAGCGCTGGAGTGTTCTTCAGTGCCAACACGACTGACGGCTTCGTCAACTCGCTTGCTGGCGATATCGACGTGCAGCTTCAGGGCGCTGTAGCAGCGACCTTCCAGCGCACAGGCGGCGTCAACTTCTTCAAGGTGAAGGGCGCTCTCCAAGTTGATACGAGCATCACAGGCCCCGGCATGTGCCCCATTGGGTCCATCGTGGTTTGGCCCTCTGACACTCTGCCTCCCACAACGGAAGGCGTGTTCACTTGGTGCAACGGCGCGACGTTCAACAAGACCGACTACCCTACTGCACACGACCGCCTCAACGGCAATGGCACGACGTTCACTGTCCCGAACTACCAAGAGGTAGCTTTGGTGGGCAAGAGCGGTATGGGAGGCGCAACGTCTCCGGGGCTGCTCAACAGCATCTCATCGAGCCTCAAGGCTGTCCTCAACGCCATCTTCGGCAGCGACACTCAGTCGCTCATCGCCAATCAAATCCCGACCATCACAGGCGCTGGCTCAAGCTCCGGTAGCTTCTCTGGCAGCATCTCAGGAACGGCCAACACGGTCATACTTGGCAACTCGTCGGGCGGCGGTATCGGTGGTGGTGGCTCCTTCGGCGTCACAGGCAACGCTGGTGTGACTGGTAGTTGCTCTGGCTCCTACTCAGGCTCCGCTTCGATCACGTCGAACAACACTGGCGGCAGTGCTCCTGTCCACAACAACGTCCAGCCCTCGAAGGCTGTGAACTGGATCATCCGAATTGGGTGATCATCTTCATCTGCAATCCTGACAGTGGATTTGGGGGTAAGGGGGCTATAGAGCCCTCTAAAGCTCCTTAAGAGCAACTATGATGATGATCTATAGAGATCATTCCTTACAGCTATAGAGAGCTTCATAAAGGCTCTCTAGGAAGCTCCTAAGAAGCTCTTACAAGCTTACCCCTCTAGTTCTCTCAACATCATCCCTCTTCCGTGCCCCAAGCGAAGCGACCCACCTTTGGTGGGGCGTGAGCGCTTACGCACGGCTATGGAGCATCCATTGAGCCTCCCAAAGCTCCGCAACCTCGACAAGTACGGGGTCATCACTGACGTTGACCCGTTCGACTTGCCACTTGGTGCTTGGTCGATGGCTCTCAACGTTCGCTTCGAGAATGGCCGTGTTAGCTCTGCGCCTGTGTGGCGAGCTGTTGGCAATCCTCTCAGCAACACCAGCCCTCGCTTTGTGTTCGTCGCGAACAAGGCTGACAGTTCAACGTCCATCTACGTGTGTAACTTCGATGGGACTGTGATCGATTGGACACCTAACGCTGAGACTGATGTTTCCATTACCGGCTTCACGACCAACGAAGCTGAAGCACAGTGGACTGGTGCAGCCCTAGCAGGCGTCGTGTACCTCAATCGGGAAGACAGGCACCCTTGGTGTCTGAAACCAACCGACAGCATCTTCTCTGAAGTCCCTCTGTGGGACAGCGGATGGCACGCGAAGATCATCCGTGCTTACGCTGGTGCGCTGGCAACCTTCAACATCACCAAGGATGGCGTTCGCTATCCTACGATGGTCAAGACTTCCGATATCGTGGCTGATCCGGGTGTGCCCCCTCCCTCATGGGATGCGACCGACGCAACGACCAACGCAGTCGAGAACCCCCTTACGGAGATGAATGGCGAGATTGTCGAAGCTCAGCAGCTTGGCAACGCCATGATCATCTACAGCAACCAAGAAACTTGGCAGATGGCTGCTGATGGTAGTGACGATGTTTACTCGTTTCGCCCTCTGCCCTTCTCGAAGGGTGCAATCGGGACCAACTGCGTCGTTGAAGTAGATAATCAGCACTACGTGTTCGGGGCAGACGACATTTGGAAGCATGACGGCCTGTCGAGCGAGAGCATCGCAGACGCCAAGGTGCGCAAGTTCGTCTTCAACACCCTCAACGCCAAGCAGAGCGACCGCTTCTTCGCCTCGTACAACCCATCGAAGAAGACCATCAGCTTCAACTACGTCAGTGGTGATGCCTACGTGGTCTTCAACGGCAAGGGATGCAACCGCGCGGCTGTCTATCATATCCCCACGGGGACTTGGACGTTCGATGACGTGCCTCTGGCATTTGCCTCTGGCTACGCGAAGGTCTCTCTACAGACACAGACGTGGACCAACGTAACAGGTACGTGGGCGACGGCTGGCGGTACGTGGCAGGACCTCGAAGACGGCTTCAAGCGCACCCTGGTCTATGTGGGCGAGAACGCCAGTGGGCTCACAGCGCGCGTTTACGCACGCGACGACTACGGCCAAGGCTCAAACCTCTCCTCTGACGTGGACACGGTAGCGACGCGGCCGGGTATGCTCCTGCGTGAAGGCATCGACCTTGACGAGTTGGACGCTGAGCTTCGAGGCTACAAGGTGCTCCTAGCACTCTGGCCTCAAGGCCGCCTAGACCCCTCTGCTGCTCCCATGAGCTTCACGGTTGGTGCGACTGACTACCCGTCAGTGCCATACGTCTATGACCCTGCTCAGACCTACGACACAGCCGAGAACTACAAGCTGGACTTCCAAGCGGCTGGGCGCTTCCTCAGCTTGAGGATGGACTACCCCGACTACAAGACAATGAGCCTCAGCGGTTTCGATTTCGATATCGACACCACAGGCTCACGATAGCTCCCGAATAGGCTCTGCCTGCGGGATAGCCAAAGGACTACCGTATGGGCTCCGGCTATCGTCGATAACCCCAAGCGTAGAATGCAGTGTCTCCCATATGGGAAGGCACAGTGCCGTGCGATACGGCTAGGGGCCTACAAGACCACGCTCATGACGTGGCCGGGAGGAGTTGATCACCTCCCGCTTACATTTCAAGAGCCAATGCGGCCCACGCGCGATCAGTGGGGTACATGACCAGCGCCTCTGCCTCCCTCCCCGTACACAAAGCCGGGTGACAGGTACGCGCTGGCCCTCCCTTGGACACACATGGCCGACACAGACGTTCTCAAGCAATACCGCGTGGGCGATCCTCCTACACTGCCGGGCAGCGACAAGCTGTACCTGTCTGAGGAGTTGAAGCGCATCTCAGCCGCGATCAACCTGCTTGTGCAGGTCGCAAAGAAGCTCGAAGCGCGGATGACTGCCAATGGGATTTGAGTTTCACGCCGAGCACGAGCTTTCCTCCTCCGATGAGTATCGCTCAGTGCTTCACGAGCTTCGTGACGAGCACGGCAACCAGATGCTCTGTATCCACATGGACGTGAATGCTGCCCACTTCAAGCCATCCACGCTGAAGAGGATGCAACACGAGTTTGCGTGTCTCCGTCAATGTACGGACGCGCCGATATTCGCCATCGAAGACATTCCCGACGACGCCAAATGGGCTCGATACGTCGGTCACATGGGCTTCGAGTTCTCCAGTCGTGTTGAATGCACGGACGGTCACTCGCGACGATGCTTCGTCAGCAACAAAAAGAACAAGAATGACGACTTCCAGCACTTCCTCGACGCAGAGCAGCGCTCCGTGGTCAGTACAGCAGCCGTACCTGACGCAAGCGTTCGGTCAGGCCTCGACCAACCTCAATAACGCCAACGCGAACACCTACACGGGTCCGCAGATTGCGCAGATGACCCCTGATCAGCTTGCGAACTTCCGCAACATGATCGGGTACGGCTCCAACCTCAACGGCGCTAACACGTCTGGCACGGTTGGAGCGACGACTGCCAATCAGGGCTCTAGCGCCCTTGGTGCAGCCCTTCAGGGCCTCACGAACTATACGCCGCAGGGTACGCCTCAAGACAACATCGACTACGCCAGCAAGGTCGCCAGTGACGGAAACGTCAGCGCCTTGACGCAGGCGGCGATGCGTGACGCTACCAATCAGGTCAACGAGCAGACGCTTCCTGCCTTGGCTCGTGCGAACGCCATGAGTGGCAACACCATGAGCAACCGCAACGCCATCTCTCAGGGATTGGTGGAGCGCGGCTTGGCCGATACGACCGCCGACACGAGCGCGAACATTCGCGGTCAGTTGTTCAACGCTGGTCTGTCGCAGGCAGAGCAAGCACGAGAGGCAAACAACAACAGCACACTCTCTGCGCTTACTAGCGCGGCAGGTGCTGGCACAGGTGCAGTCGGAACTGGTGTTGGGGCTATTGGCTCTGGCATCGATCAGGCTGGAAATCTGTTCAACCTCGCTGGTCAAGGCGGCGCTGGACTTCAGCAGAACAACCAGAACGCCATCGACAACTCGAAGGGCGTTGATGAGTACGCCAACAGTCAGGCCGCTCAGAACCTTCAGAACTTCTTCAACATCATCGGTGGTCAGAATTGGGGCGGAACGTCTTCGGGTACGCAGACGAGCACACCGAGCACTTGGAACACCATCGGCTCCGCCCTTGGTATTGGCTCAGCGCTGTTCAAGCTCTCCGACCGCCGCCTGAAGAAGGACATTCGCTGCATCGGACAGGCCGACAACGGCTTGCCGATCTACACGTTCCGCTACCTCAACGACCCCAAGGGCGAACTCCACATGGGCTTCATGGCTCAGGACGTGGAGAAGGTTAAGCCAGAAGCAGTGTCGAAGGTTGGTGGTATCATGGCAGTCAACTACGAACTGGCAGTCAACTAATGGCTCAGTGGGACCCGCGTTGGGGCGACGCCATCGCCTCCATCGAGAGTAGCGGCGGTAACTACGGCCTGCTTGGTCCCACGACCAAAAGCGGAGACCGCGCCTATGGCAAGTATCAGGTCATGGGCAACAACATCGCGGACTGGACCAAGAATGCTCTTGGCCGTGCGCTGTCGCCGCAAGAGTTCTTGAACGACCCTGACGCGCAAGAAGCTGTCTTCAAGCAACAGTTTGGAAACTCCGTTGATAAGTACGGCAACCCGCAAGATGCGGCGTCGGTCTGGTTTAGCGGTCGTCCTATGGCTCAGGCAGGGAACGCAAGTGACATTCTCGGAACGACTGTCCCCGGCTACGTCAGCAAGTTCAACAACTACCTCGATCATCCACTCCAGCAGTCCGCTGGTGCCAGAGCAATCAACAACGCAGCCCCTCAAGGAGGAGCAATGAATACTGCCCCGCCTGACGATGGCTTCATGGGTGCCCTGCTCAACCGCATCAACGGTAGTAACAGCAACGCCGCTCCAGGAGCGCAGCCATACGACTTGGGCGACGCCATGGGTAACGCTGGTGCAGCCATGATGGCGCTCGACAACGCCAAGGGCGCTGCTGTGCTCGCGTCGATGACGCAAGCGAACCGCAAGGCCGCCAACCCGGCGCAGAAGATGACCGAGTGGTCCTACGAGCCGAGCACTGGCGTCTTCTATCGCACCGACCCGCGCACTGGACAACTTCAGACCATGCAGGGCAACGCGAAGGAGAAGGAAGCCAAGCCGGTTCCTGAGCAGGCGATGAAGTACGTAGGCGACAATATGTCGAACTACGACTACCTCACCCAAAGTGCGCAGAACGCCGCAGACATTCTTGACGATATCAAGAAGGGCAACCTCGACCTTGGCCTGTTCAAGAACTGGATCAACTCCGGTAAGAACGTGGCGGGGATGAGCGACGACCAGTCGCGCGCCCTTGCTCGCTTTCAGCAGTTCCAGCAGGGCCTCGTCAACGACAATCTGCGGCTCAACAAGGGCGTGCAGACCGAAGGCGATGCTTACCGCGCCCTCAAGGAGTTCGCCTCCAGTGGCGCGAACTACGATAACGCAGCGGCGACTGAAGCGCTCCAGCGCATCATCAAGAAGAACAAGGAAGCGGTGCTCAACAGGGGCTCCCGTATTCTTGATAGTCATGAAGCCAACTATCCCGGCAACGACGAAGCCTTCCAGCCCTATACAGATCAAGTGAACGGTTGGAAGAACGCTTTCAGCGACATTGATAGCCGCTTGGCTGCTCAGCCCTCTGCGGCTGCACCTGCAACTGGCGGCTTCAGGATCATCAAGGGACCCCACTAAGGAGCGATAATGCCGCAGTACACTGTTGGCCTGCCTGACGGCAAGCAAATGGTCGTAGAGGCCGACAGCGAAGACGCGGCACTCTCCGGTGCTCAGAACTGGTACTCTCAGAACAGTTCACAGAAGCCCGACACGTCGATGATGGGAGCACTCTCTCAGGGTGCTTCCGACCTCGTGACGGGCGTTGGTAAGACCGTCAAGGATTACGTCAGTCCCGACACTGGCAAGGCCATTGCAGACAAGGGCGCTACCCTCGCCAGCAAGAATTATCAGCCTGCGTCCGAAGAGTTCATACATCCTTCGGACGGTGCGTCGAACCACACAATGGGGCTCGACTGGTCTGCGCTGCCTCGTGCAGCCGTGGAACAGGCTCCCGGCCTCGCCCTCGACATTGGCGGCCAGATGCTCACGAAGCGTCTTGGTCCAGCCGCTCAGTACATCGCCAACGCCGTCACCTATGGTGCGCGGACGCTTGGCAACGAGGCTGAGAAGAGGGCAGCAGCAAGAACAGGCGACGCCAACGCGGAGCCAACGGCTGAAGACAAGCTCACGGGCTTGCAGTCTACGCTCGCTCAGACCGCCCTCAACAAGATTGGCCTGTCCGGCATCACCAACCCTGCGAAGGTGATTGGTACAGGCGCTCAAGGCGTCCTGCGCGCTGGTGGCAACGTGCTGAAGTCGGCTGCGAAGGAAGGCCTGACCAACGCTGGTCAAGACCTAATCTCGCAGGGCTTCATCAAGAAAGGCACTGACCAGCCGATTGACGCGCAAGAAGCGCTTGGCGCTGGTGTCATGGGCGCTGGCGGTGGCGCTCTATTCTCCGCACCACATGCGGCGAAAGAGGCGCTAACCTCAGTACGAATGAACGATCAGGCTGGCGACGCTCACACAGCGATGGCAGCTAACCGCATCACGGAACACGCTGGCGGCACGGACACGCTCGCTGACCCGAAGGTGGCTTACAAGGCCACGCAGGGCGCGATTGAAGACGTGAGGCGAGAGATTGGTGACGCTGCGAAGCGCACCAGCAACCCCTCTACCGAGGCCTCCAACGCCATCGCCGCTGCAAAGAGCGGTGAAGCTCTCACTGATAAGCAGACGGCTGCGGTTGACGCTGAAGGCAATGACCAACTGTCGTCCCTCGTGCGTCAGGCTACCGCGCTCAGCAAGCTCACTGACATGGGCAACTTCGATAGCGGTGAAGGCCGCTTCGCAGGCGGCGCAAGCGAGTTCGCGCGCAATAACGCTCGTGCAGCGGTCTACGGACTGACTGGAGCGGCTGCGCTTCCTCACATGGTGGCTCAGGGGGGCGTTGGTCTAGACAGCCTCTCTGCCTCTGTACCTCACCTTGCGGAAGCAGCGGCGGCCGGTGTTGCTGGCTACAAGGGCCTGAAGCTCGCTGACAAGGCGCTTGGCTTCGCCTCGCCTGCCAAGACGTTCGCAGAACGCTTCGGAGACACCAGCGGCAACGTCCGTGTACCACTCCAGCTTAACCAGAGCCCGACAGGGCCGAAGGTGACGCCTCAGAACAGCCTCACCCCGGCCCAGCCGTGGGGACTTATCGCGCCGAAGCCGACACCGTTCAAGCCTGACGTGCTTGAGCCCGGTATCGCTAAGATCGTTGAGAAGCTTCAGAACCAGAAGCAGCAGCAGACGGCGCGCGCGGCCATGCCGCTGCTTAGGCAGTTGGCATCGCAGAGCAAGCCGCCTGCTCCTCCCGAGCCCGACACGACGCTGCAAGACGCCATCACGGCGGGCAAGCAGGTTGTGAAGGATCGGCAGTGGGCTGACAACCTCCGACAGCGCTTCGAGGCCGAACAGGCTGCGAACGCTCCGCAGGCTTCTGCTGCACCGACGATGGATCAGACGATGGCCGCTACTGCGAAGCTCGCTAAGGGCCTCCAGAAGATGGCTGACCTTCGCCAGAAGGGTCTTGGAAGCAATCAGGCGGAAGCTGAAGCAGCCGTGTCTCCGATGATCCAAGAGCAGGGTGGGCTCGATGCCGTCATGAACCCCATGATGGGCAAGCGAGCAAGCGAACTCATCGGTGCCGCCAATGCGCTGAAGAAGCTCCGTGCTCAGCCTGAAGAGGAAGCGCCAACACCGCAACCCGCACCAGCCGCTCCTGCGCCTGCGATGGGTCCGAAGGGTGTTGACCCCACTGGAGCGACGCCGCTCACGGTGGCTGACATTCTCTCTCGCATCTCTGGCGAGGCTCCGAAGGCCGAAGCTCCCAACGCTGCTGCTGTGTTCACTCTCCCTGAGAGCCCGCACAGCTTCAAGACGCCGCAGGAAGCCGCTCAGGCCATCTACAACGAGGCCGTGGCAGGCGGGAAGATCATCCGCCACGCAGAGGGCTTCAAAGCCGGTACGACCCGTCGATTGGCGGGCGAGGAAGCAATCTACAACAACATCTCCAAGGCGCTCTCCAGCGTCGCGGAGCGTGGTGCCTTCCACAAGTACCTAGCAGCCCTGTGGGGCTCCGATAGTCCTGAAGTCGTAACCCAAGTCCGTGAGCACATGCTTGCTGAGTTTCCGCAACACGCCGGAACGATCAACAAGCATCTGTCGGACCAAGCGATCAAGGACCTATGGACGAAACCCGCAAAGAAGAAGTGACGAAAAAGGGCGGGAGGCCGCCTAAGCGTGAGCAAGCCCCGCGCAAGAAGCAGCCTCCCAAAGGCCCTCGCCGTCCCGCTCGTTCCCGTGCAGTCAAGAAGTTGCACGAGGACAACCCGATTTATCACGCACGCGTGCTGATGGCGCTCGAAAAGGGCCGCCGCAAGCAAAGTGTCCCTAGCCGCCTTGGTGTCCCCGATGGGTGGAGCCGAGGGCAAGCGGACATGCAGCGTGTGTATGACGGCATCAAAGCCGACCTCATCATAGACCGAATGAAAGCAGAAGGCATGGTTGACGAAACCAAACCCGGCGACTTCGAAATCCTCATCGTTGAAGTCAACGGCGAGCAGAAAGAAGTTCGCATCCCGAAGACCGAAGCGGGAATGGCCGAAGCCGCTCTGCGTGAAGCCGTGATTGGCGCGATCAGCCCACTGACGCACTCGAAAGAGAAGCCGACTTACATTCGCACCGTCCTTGAGTGGACGAAGGCGAAGCCTGCGCAGACCAGCAACGTGAACCTCAATTCTGAGGATTGGCTGGATGCAGCACTGAAGGACAACAATGGCGACCGAACAGGAGAAGATAGCCCTTCGTAGGCGCTTCTACGAAGACTTCGACTTCTACAGTCGTCACGCGCTGAAGGTCCGCGCGAAGAACAACGAAATCCGCAACTTCACGCTCAACGCGGTGCAGAGGCGTTTCAATGCAGAGGTCGAAGACCAACGCAAGCGCACTGGCCGCGTCCGCAAGATCATCCTCAAGGGACGACAACAGGGCTTCTCGACCTACGTGGGCGGGCGGAAATACTTCCGCCTGTCTCAGCGCAAGGCGAAGAAGGGCCTCGTTGTCGCCCACAAGGCGGACAGCACTCGTGCGCTGTTCGATATGTACCGGCGATACCACCAGTCCTGTCCGCCGATGCTCCAGCCCGAGACCGCCTACTCCTCACGTAAGGAGTTGGTGTTCTCGAAGCTTGATACCGCCATCGTGGTTGCTACCGCAGGCGGCGATGGCATCGGACGCGGCGAGATGTTCTCCGACATGCATCTCTCTGAGATTGCCTTCTGGCCCGCGAATGCCGCCGCAGAGAACTTCAACTCTCTCATGCAGTGTCTCCCGAACATGGACGACACTGAGTGCTACATCGAGAGCACCGCGAACGGGTTCAACCTGTTCAAGACGCTGTGGGATGGTGCCGTAGCTGGCGAGAACGAATTTGAGCCGTTCTTCGCAGCTTGGTTTGAAACCCCTGAGTACCGTATGCCGGTCGTAGAGGACTTTGAGCGCACGTTGGAAGAAGAAGACCTCGTGTCTCTCTACGGCCTCGACAACGAACAGCTTATGTGGCGTCGCCGCAAGATTGCAGCCAACGGTCGCGACCTGTTCATGCAGGAGTATCCTTGCTGCCCCGACGAAGCGTTCATCGCTTCCGGCCGTCCCGTGTTCAACCCTGAGCAGATTGTCGAGCTTATTGGCTCTGCCCCGGCCATCCTCAAGTCGATGGACGTTGAAGAGACTGGCGCTCATCTGCGCATCGCAGAGACGCCCGTGGGACGTATGAAGGTTTACCGCGAGCATGAAGCTGGCGAGCAGTATGCCATCGGCGCTGACGTGGGCTTGGGCATCAAAGACGGCGACTGGTCAGTTGCGCATGTCCTCGACAGCGAGAAGCGCCAAGTAGCGGTCTTCCGTGCTCAAGTGCATCCCGACTACTACGCGGACATTCTCGCAGCCATCGGACGCTACTACAACGACGCACTGATTGCTCCAGAGCGCAACAACCACGGCCTCGTGACGTGTCTGCGGCTCTACAAGGACCTTCAGTACCCCAACGTCTACCTCGACCTCAAAGAGGGGCAAATCGAGGATCAGGACACCCTCAACATCGGACACTACACCGACGTGAAGACGCGACCGCTCATCATCGACCGCCTACGCGGCTCGATGCGCGAGGGCGATATCACTGTCAACGACGTGACAACGTTGAAGGAGATGCAAACCTTCGTGGTGAATGAAGCGGGCAAGATGACTGCCGAAGCTAACTGTCACGACGACACGGTTATGGCTCTCGCCATCGCCAACCACATTCACCCCGGACGTGCAACGCCCGTCATTGTCCCTGACGACTACTATGTGAACGCAATTTAATGGTTGATACAAAGAAGAAGTACGGGAAGACGGAAGACGAGATTATGAGCTTGGTTGACCCTGCGGTCAGCCGCTCCACGTCATGGTGTGATACCCAACTGTCGTCCGAACGCACACGCCTCCAGCGCTATTACGACGGCCAACTCCCGAAGCGCCATCACGAAGGTAGCTCCAGCTACGTGTCGTCTGACGTGCAGGATGGCGTCGATAGTATGCACGCGCAGTTGCTCGAAGTGTTTGGGGGCTCGCATGATATCGTGCGCTTCAAGCCGTTGAACCTCAACGACGTGGACGCTGCGAGGCTTGAAACCTCGTACATCGCCTATTTGATCATGGAGGAAAATCACGGCTTCGACCGCTTCTCCGACGTGATCATGGACGGTCTCAAAGGCCGTAACGGCGTCATCCAATATTATTGGGAGAACTGCGTCGAGAGAGACGAGCACACCTTCGAGGGTATGTCCCTTGATGACGTGCAGGCTCTAGCGGCTCAAGAAGACGTTGAAATCGACGCGCAGTTAGACAGTAGCGATCAAGTCAACGATTATCTATCCAACGCCCAAGGTCCTACCTACAGCGGTACTTGGACGCGCATCATCGATAAGTCCGGCTTGCGTGTCGAGAACGTTCCTCCAGAGGAATACTTCTCTGACGGCACCAAGAAGCGCCGCCAAGACGGCGTGAGAGGGCGTAAGACCCTCAAGACCCGCTCTGAGTTGGTCAAGGACGGCTATCCGAAGGATAAGGTTGAGAAGATCGGGACCAGCAACGAACTGGACTTCGATCAGGAGCGACAGGAGCGTGACAAAGGCACCAGCGACGGTATGCAGCGTGACGCTGCGCAGCCCGAACTGGAGCACGTCATGCTCTACGAGACGTTCATCCAGCTTGCCCTCAAGGGCGACGGAACGTCCGCTCTGTACCGCATAGTCCATGCGGGTGGTCAGTTGTTCGAAATGGACGAAGTGGAGTGTGACAACTTCCTCGACTTCGTACCGCTTCGTCGGCCGCACTCTCAGTTCGGCAACAACTTTGCCAAGCGCATCGTCCCGACGCAGAACGCACGTACCGTGCTCACGAGGGCCATCCTCGACCACACGGTTACGACGACCAACCCGCGCTGGACGGTTCTCAACAACTCGTTGACGAACCCCAAGGAGCTTCTGGACAACCGCCTTCGTGGCATTGTCAACGTGAAGAACCGCGACGCGATTGGTGTGCTGCCTTACCCGACGATGAACCAGTTCGCCATGCCGGTTCTGGAGATGCTTAAGAGCAACAAGGAAGAGACCACTGGCCTCTCCTCGCTGTCTCAGGGCCTCAACAAGGACGCCATCTCCTCGCAGAACTCGCAGGGCATGGTGAACGACCTAGTGAACCTATCGCAGGTTCGTCAGAAGATCATCGCCCGCAACTTCGCGATGTTCGTATTTGACCTGTTCCTCGCGTGCCGCAAGCTCGTTATCGAGAACCAGACCCGCAAGAAGGTTTGGGAGTTCGACAACAACTTCGTCAACATCGACCCGAAGCTCTGGACGCCAACGCGTATGGTCCAGGTATCGCTCAATGTCGGTTACGGCGAGCAGGAGAAGGAAGCGGCGAAGTACGCCCAATTGTGGGGTATGCTCTCGACCGACCCGAAGGCGTCGTTGTTCTGTCCGCCAGACAAGCAGTACAAGCTGCTCACGGACGGCATGAAGAAGAACGGCTTCACCAACTTCAACGACTACATCATCACGCCTGATCAGGTCAAACCGCCCGGCCCCGATCCAATGGAGATGCAAAAGCTCCAGATTGAGGACAAGAAGGCACAGGCGATGCTCCTCACGGCACAGGCCGCAGCCGACAAGGCGCAAGGCCACCATGAGATTGAGATGATGAAGGTGCAGATATCTCAGCTTCTCGCGCATGTGAAGGAGATGACTGCGCAGCGTGACGCCGACCGCAAGGACATGGATATCGCCAACAAGGTGAACGTGTCGCAGCGTGAGACGCATCTGCTTGAAGTCGCTCCCACGGCCGCTGAGAAGGCCATCGTCAGCCCGTAAAGGATCACAATGAACCCTCTTGCTCTGCTGATGCTGGCACAAGGCTCGACCCACGGGATGGGTCAGCCCTTCTACGGTAGCCAGACCAGCGACCTCAAGGGCCTCACGGACGCGCTTGCTGCCTACAAGCAGTTTGCGCCCACGGAGGTCAACGAAGCGGACAAGGGAGACAGCCAAAAGCAGTCCCCCATCGACCGCATCAAGGCGGCCTTTCAGTCGCTCAAGGACATGCACCAGCCTGACGCAAGCGTGGCTAATAATGCGCCTGCGGACAGCCCGTATTATGGGCCGCTTGGTGCCAATCCCAACGCTCAGTTCTATGGGCCGTTGGGTGCTCCTGCACCGCAGGCTCCCTCGCAGGCTCCTGCTCCAGCCCCTTCGGCTGGCGTGCCGATGCCTCAGCCGCGTCCCGCCGACGCTCCACAAGCACCCTCTCCCATGATGAGCCTCTTTCAACGTTCCGCAGCGTTGCAGCAAGACCCGCTCACGGGAGACTACATAGACCCGACCGCCGCAGCGAAAGCCAACGCGCAACCGGGCATCTTCTCCAAGCTGTTCGCTTGAGAACTCGCGGGGAGGTCGCCGTATGGGGCCTCCCTGCCCCTTTCAAAGGACACATGAGAACCGAAGACGAAACTGTCTCGCTAGGACAGTACGCGAAGGCGCTTGTCTCCAACGACGCATTCAACGTGCTCTACCGAGAATACACGGACTCGATGCTCTCTCGCATTATCGAGAGCCAACCACACGAAACCAAGGTGCGTGAGTTTGAATACGCACAGGTGCGAGCCATGACTGGCTTCATCAATCATCTCGTAGGTCTCGCTGAGGCTGCTGAGAAGATCATTCAGAAGAACGACAACCCGGTTCAAGACCCTGACGAAGCGGGTCTGGACTTAGAGGACTAAAGAACTGCTCATGCCACCCATCCAACAGGACGGTGCTACCGATATTGAATACAGCAGCGATGACGCCGCTGACGCTTTCTCGAAGTTGTGGAAGTTGGACGCTCCTAACGAGCCATCCGAAGACGACAAAGAGAAGAAGCAGGAAACTGCTGAAGACGAAACGCCGAATGACGACGTTGAAGCCAATGACGCGACTGAGACCTCCGAGGAAACTCCAGAGGGCGAGGAAGGCGATGAAGGCGACGACGAGAGCGAAGGTGAAGACGAAGGCAAACAGCCTACCGTCGAAATCAAGGACGACCACCAATTCGAGGTCACTGTTGACGGACAGCAGATCAAGAAGTCGTTGGGCGAACTGAAGCGCCTCGCTGGTCAAGAAGCAGCCCTGACGCGTAAAAGTCAGGAAGTCGCTACACAGCGCAAATCGATTGGCGAACAGAGTGCCGTGCTGCTTGCGCAGCAGCAAGCCCTACTGGACCGCGCCAAGAAGCGCTACGAGCCCTACGCCAACCTAGACCTCCTTGCAGCCTCGAAGAACCCGAACATCTCCGCAGAGGAGTTGGTCGCCGTTCGCAACGCTGCTCAGGCCGCCTACGACGACGTGAAGTATCTCGAAACCGAGACCTCCCGTGTCGCTGAGGCGCTGCGCGAGCAGGCCCGCAAGGAATTGATGGAGCAGGCACAGGAGAGCCTTAAGACGCTCTCTGACCCTGAGAAGGGCATCGAGGGGTTCAACCAGCAAGTCTATGGCGATATCTGCACGTTCGCAGTCGAGCAAGGACTGCCCGCCGAAATCGTCAATGACCTCGTGAACCCCGCAGCTATCAAGCTGATCAACATGGCTCGTCTCTACGCAAAGGGACAGAAAGCCGTCCAGACCGCGAAGCCGGACAAGAAGAAAGCTCCGAAGCGGATTGTGAAGGGCACTGCCTCTGCCGAGACGACCAAGAAAGTAACGACGACCGCCAAGAGCGCTGAGCCCATGAAGAGGCTTCAGAAGTCTGGTGCGGTTGAGGACGCCGCTGACGCCTTCATGGCGCGCTGGAACCGTCCTAGCGAAGACTAACCAACTCCACAACTAAGAAGAAGAAAATGGCTAACGAATACACGTCCTACGACATTGTTGGTGCGAAGGAAGACGTTTCCGATATCATCACCAATATCACGCCTACCAAGGCTCCCTTCACCAGCCTGACCAAGCAGGAGACCGTCCACAACAAGGTATTCGACTGGCAGGAAGACGCGCTGCGTGACCCTGCGGCGAACGCACAGGTCGAAGGCTTCGACGCCTCTCCGGTGGCGCGTACTCCGACCACGATGCGTGAGAACGTCACTCAAATCTTTGAGGACACCTTCTCCGTCACTGGCACGAACGATGCCATCTCGAAGTATGGTCGTGGCAAGGAGAGCGCCTACGAGGCCTCCAAGGCTGCGGCTGCGCTGAAGCTCGACCTTGAGCGTGCGTACACCTTCAACGACGCTGCGATGGTCAAGCCTACCGACAACACGACTGCTCGTGTGTTCGCTGGTGTGCAGCGCCAGATTGACGCTGGCAACATCGTCAAGACCGGCGCAGTCGGCACCAAGATCAGCGAAGAGAACTACCTCGACGCTCTTGAGGCTCTCTACAACGCTGGCGCTGAGGCGACCATCACGCTCGTGACCCCGACGAACTCCCGTGTGTTCGCTGGCTTCACTGGTGCGGCTGGCCGCTCCCGCGTCTTCAACGATGGTACCAAGACCCTCGTGAACGCTGTGAACCTCTACGTCTCGCCTTATGGCGAAGAGAAGATCGTTCTGTCGCGTCACCTGAAGACTGGTGACACGCTGATGTTCGATCCTTCCATGTGGAAGCGTGTTGCGCTTCAGGGCCGTAACTGGTTCCGCGAGACGCTGGCGAAGACCGGCGACAAGCTCTCGATGATGATCGTAGGCGAGTTCTCGCTGAAGCACATGCACCAGAAGGCTTCGGCCTTGGTGCGTGAGAGCGCCTAGTAGCGACTAAGTTTGTGTGGAGGGTCCTAACGCGAAGCGATGCTCCGCTTAGTGGCCCTCCCACTTCTTAAAGGACAACATGAAACTGCTTGATACAAACGTCACGCTCTTGGATAGCGCTGGCGAACTTGGTGTTCAATTCACCCAAGATATCCCTGATGAGTTCGTACAGGACATTCAGGACCGCTTCACGCACGCGAATGATGCAGTCGGAGGCGAATTTCTTTTCGTAGGCTCAGTGCCAACCGGCGTTGTCGATCGGTGGATGCGCGAGGGCTACAACATATTCGAGGAACCCATCCGTAAGACACTCGCCAAGCTCAAGGCTGAGAACTTCGGGCGGTTCGTCGCGACTTCCAAGAGCATCTAAATGGCAATGGACTACGCAGCGCTGAAGACAGACTTCCTTGGTCTGTTGAAGAGGCGCGACATTACGGACACGCAGGCTGATGGTTTTATCCAGAAGGCCGTGAACCGCACGCAGCGAGTGCTGCGCATTCCGCCCATGGAGAAGTCCATCGCTGTCACTTACGACGGCACAATCATCACTGATGGACAACTCCCCATCCCTTCGGACTACCTGCGCCTCATCACCATGACGGCGACTGACGTAGATGGCGGAGAAAGGGAAATAAAGCAGGCCGATCTCCAGAGCGTTCTAGCGCTCCGTGAGCCCTTCTACATCGCTTCCTGTCCTCGCAAGTTCGTCCGTCGTGGGGGCTATTGGGTGTTTGGTCCGGAACCTGCGGTTGGTACGGTCTTCCGTATTGACTACTACGACGAGTTTCCCACGCTCACTAACGACAGCGACACCAACTACCTGACGCAGGGCGCAGCCGATCTTATCACCTACGGAGCACTTCGGTTCGCAGCCGACTACTTCATGGATAAGAGGCGCGACGACTTCGAGAACACCTTCCAACTCATCAAGGGTGAAATCGAGGATCAGGCGCAGACAGATGCGCTGATCAACGCCGAAGTATCGGCACCCTACATCTTTCCAGAGGATTGCTAAAACATGGGCAGCGGCTTCTTCGACGGTCCTCAGATTGGCGAGGTCGTGGACCAACAGGGCTTCTATGACGGCCCTGCGTACACTCAGATGGACCCTACGGCCATCGAGAACTTCAAGGACGAAGCTGCTGCTTCCGCTGCTGCCTCTGAGGCATCTCATCAGGCCGCCGAGGCCGAACGCATCGCCGCTCAGGCTGCTGAAGCTGATGCGACCGATCAGGCCAACACTGCGACCGCTGCTGCTGGCGTAGCGGCAGGTCAGGCGACAATCGCCACCAATCAGGCAGGCATCGCCACCACGCAAGCAGGCATCTCTACCACTCAGGCTGGTAATGCTGCTACCAGCGCCTCTGACGCCCTCACGAGCGCTAACAACTCTGCTACAAGCGCTGCTGCGGCTGCGACCAGCGAGACTAACGCGGCGGCCTCTGAAGCCTCATCAGCGGCTCATGACACGTCTGCAGGTACTCACGAAGTCAACGCGGCTGGTAGCGCCTCTGCGGCTCACACGAGTGAGGTCAACGCAGCAGCTAGTGCTGCCAGCGCAGCGAGTGCGGTCAGCACGGCTATCACCAACCTAGTTGGCAGTGCTCCGTCAACTCTTGACACGCTGAAAGAGATTGCTGACGCGTTAGGGGACGACCCGAACTTCGCGACCACGATGACGACCGCGTTGGGTCTCAAGGCTCCTCTAGCCTCTCCAGCGCTCACTGGCACCCCTACGGCTCCTACGGCTCCTGTTGCGGACAACAGCACCAAGATTGCCACGACGGCCTTCGTGCTCGCCAACAGCATCTCCGATGCTCCCGCCGACGGCAACGAGTACGCCCGCAAGAACAACGCGTGGGCTCTTGCTGCTGGTGCTGTGAGTATTCAGGACACGGCGCCCACTGGGTTAACCCCGGGCTCCCTGTGGTGGAATAGCCTCAACGGTCAACTCTACGTTCTCTTCGGCACTGCGTGGGTTGCTGCGAGCACCATCGCTTCGCTTCCCGGCACTGTGCAGTACGACGTGGTGCAGGCCCTCAGCGCTGCTCAGCAGACGCAGGCTCGGCAGAACATCGGCGCGGCTCCTGCGGTATCCACACTCACCAATTCGATCAGTGCAGACGTGGCGCTAAACAACACCGCGAATTATTTCGACGGTCCTAGCGTCAACGCGGGTTCAACCGGCTCTTGGTACGTTTCCGGTACCGTGACGGTCACCGACACGGCGATTGCGCGCGTATTCGCCAAGCTGTGGGACGGGACCACGACCGTCGCGAGTAGTCAGGAGCGCATTGAGGCCGGTACCACCATTCGGTCCATAGCCTTGTCTGGCATTATCACAAACCCGGCCGGAAATATTCGGATCAGTTGCAGTGACGTGACGAACACGACAGGTAAAATCCTTGCCAATAACACTGGCGTTGGGTTCGATAGTACCATCACCGCAGTGAGGATCGCCTAATGCCCCTCTCATTCCCCTCATCCCCCTCGGTCGGCCAACTCTACCCATCGCCCCCCATCACCAACACTCCCGTATGGAAATGGGACGGCTCCGAATGGGTCCTCTCTAGCGGCACGACTGCTTCCGTACTTACTCAATTCGAGTACACGGGCCTCACGACCTGCACAGGCACGGACAACAACGGTGCGACCTTGGCTTACCAGCCGGGCCTCATCGAAGTCTTCGTCAACGGCCTGAAGCTCAACAAGGGTGACTACACGGCGACCAATGGCACCTCGGTTGTCATTGGCTCGACTGTTGGTGCCACAGACCTCGTTACGATCCTCGCGTTCGCTGCGATCAGCGGTTCGAACACGTTGGCTCCTTCGAACGACTTGAGTGACGTTGCGAGCGCAAGTGCGGCTCGGGCGAACATTGGTGCTGCACTTGCCCCAACGGTGTTCACGAACGCTCTCACCGCCGACGTAGCCCTCAACAACCTCTCGACGTTCTTCGACGGACCTTCGGTTGCTCAAGGTACTAGCGGTACGTTCTTCGTCATTGGCGCGGTTCTGATCTATGACACCAACGGTGCAGCCGCGTCTTTCGACCTGAAGCTGTGGGATGGCACTACCGTCATCGACAGCGCGCGCGCGGAGGTGCCTTCAGCGCAATTTAGAAACAAGATCACGTTGCAGGGGGTCATCACGAACCCGGCAGGTAATCTACGAGTGTCGGTGAATGACCGAAGCTTCACCACAGGCAAAATCGCGTTCAACCAGTCTGGCTTGGGTAAAGACAGCACCATCACAGCCGTGAGGATCGCCTAATGTCCGTCTCCAAAATCCTCACCAATGCCATCCTCGGCTCTCACTTCGCTCCCGACATAATTGTTGAGGAGCAGCAGCCGAGTGGCACGAATGCAGGCACGGCCACACCTGGTTCTTGGTTGAAGCGTGCCCTGAATACGCTTGTTCGCAATAATGGCTCTATAGCGTCTTTAGCTTCAAACCAGATCACCCTACCTGCCGGTACTTACTATTTCTCGTGGAATGCCCCAGCTTTCGCGGTAGATCGACATAGGACGCGCATACAGAACATCACTGACGCGACCACGGTCGCTCTGGGCACTTCTGACTGTGCTAGTTCAGGTACTGCCTCCGGTTTCAACCGATCTGCGGGGTCATGCGTCGTGTCCATCGCTTCCTCCAAAACGTTTGAGTTGAACCATCAGGTACAGACAACTCAAGCCGCCAACGGTCTTGGTATTTGTGGCAGTTTCGGCACGGAAACCTACGCGCGCCTTGAAATCACGAGACTAGCTTAAAAGCATGAACCTCCAAGACCGCCTCATTGCCGATTGGCATTGGGTGCTCAAGCGCTCGTGGTCCGTCCGCTTCTTGGCTGTCGCAGCGCTCTTATCTGGCGCTGAGACGGTCTTGCCGCTCTTTCAAGCGCGCATACCTCACGGACCCTTCGCCATCGCTTCATTCATCCTCACGGCTGCTGCGTTCGGCGCGCGGTTCGTGGCTCAGACCAGAGACGAAGACAAGAAGTAAATGCCCCAACTCAAGACCTCTCACAAGGTCGGGGGTGCCGCTGCTGCTGCCGTCATCGCTGCTACTGTAGCCTTCCTCCCTAATTGGGAAGGAACGGACTACGTTGCCAAGCGAGACGCCATCGGCACTGGTCATCCGATCACATGGTGTCATGGACAGACGCCAGCCGACGAACCCAACATGAAGGTACACGTCGGACAGCGCTTCACCAAAGAACAGTGTGACGCTGAGCTTGCCAAGAGCCTGCCCAAGTACCTCGACAAGATTGGTCCAGCCGTCCACGTCGCTATCCCGGTCAAGTCGATGGCTGCTCTCTTGGACGCGTCCTATAACGCTGGTGCAGGAGCCGTCATCAAGTCACCTATGGTGCGCCAGTTCAACGCTGGCAACTTCAAAGCGGCCTGCGACGCCTTCAAGGGCTGGTACGTCCGCTCAGACGACAAGGTGCGCAAGGGCCTCATCGCCCGCCGCGCTGGAGAGACCGTAGGCGACACTCGCAAGAGCGAGCGTGCTCTGTGCATCGAGGGCCTGAAGGACACCACGACGCCTCTGTACCTCTATGGAGCGCCTGTGGAGCCTCAAGAGCCTCCGAAGCCTATCGAAGCCCCTAAGACCGCTACTGCCTCTTGGCAGGAATGGTTCTGGAGTAAGTAATGCCCTGGATACTCTCCTACGTGGGCTCTCACTTCGCCCTCATCATCGCAACCGTGCTCGCAGTCATCCTCTTGGGTGCTGTGGCGTGGTTCGCAAAGAACTGGAAGGTCGCCGTGGCTGCTGTTGCGGTCGTGGTGGCTGGTCTCGCCTATCAGCAGATTGACAAGAGCGCCTATCAGCGCCGTGTGGCCGAAGAAGCCGCTGCTCAGGTGAAGACCCTGCAAGGCCGCCTCAACACGGTCAACGCCGTCAACGAGGCGTATGGCAAGCGCTACGCGTCCGACCAGAAAGAACTCTCCGAACTCAGAAAGCTTGCTCGTGAAACTCCAGCTAATAGCTCCCCTTGTCTTGATCGGGACGCTGCTCGCAGGGTGCGATCAATCCACTAGCGGCGTACCGACGCCCACGGCGCTCCCGTACCCGCCCGCAGAGTTTCAGACGTGCTTCAAAGGCGTCGTGGGAGTGCCTGACAAGGCTCTCTCCGTCGCTGAAGTTGAAGCCCTATGGAAGATTGACCGCGTTCGTCTAGTTGCCTCTCAGCGCTGCGGCGCAAGGTTCAACGCATGGTACAGCCAACTACGAAAGCAATGGCAGTAATGGATCACGCGACTTCAGCAGGTGCAGGAGCCGGGCTCACAGCGTTGCTGTGGCTCCCTGCCCTCAATCCATATCTGCAATTGATCCTGACTGTTATCTCGATCCTGTGGATTGCGCGACAGTTCTACCGCTCATTCAAGGATAAGTAATGCCCCTCGACCTCTCTAAGCTTCAGGATGCTGTCAACAGCGTCGCTGGCATTGCCTCTCAGGCCGCTGCGGCGCAGGCTCAGAACGCTGCCCTCCTCAAGGACATGGCGGACGCTCAGGCATCTGTGGACGCCCTGACGGCTTCTCTCGTGGCTGCTACGACCTCTCCCGCTGGTGCGGTAGGTCTGGTGGCTGTGAGTGCCGCCCTCGCCGACCCTGTGGTCCCTGTGGCTGTAGGCGCATCTGTCGATGCTGGTAACACTGGCAACGCTCCCGGCGCGCTACCTGCGGCCTCTAGCCCTCTCTCCCCGAGCATCCCCGCTGGTCTCCTGACCTCGCCTGCTCAGGTAAGTGCTGCGATCAACGCGGCCAAGAAGTAAAGAAACTTGAAACCCC